ATTCTTTTTTAAGTCTCTCTATTTGAGAGGCATTAAAACCTTCTTTTAATTTTTTAGCGTCAACCATATCTTGTGGTGATTCTTTATCTTCTTCACCTAAAATACCTTTGACTACTTTAACATCTAGGTTTAATTCTTTTGCAATTTCTTTAGCTGACTTACCAGCTTTTACCATTGCGTCAATGTCTGACATTCTGCCCTCTGTTAGGACATCTTCAACTAATTTAGAAAGATGATTGATACCAGCGTGTTTGATTGCCAATTGAGTTGGAACATCCATCTTTTTAATCATTGCTTTTACAGCAGGTGTCACGTCACTTGCTCTTTTAGTCTTCCAAAGATTTTTGATGTTATTAATTTGTGTTGAAGTCATAGTAGGTTCAAAATAACCCATTTCATTTATTCTGACTTCCTGCATTGCCTCTGACATTGTTTTTCTATATCTACTCATTTAACTATCTACCTTTGCTCCGCTACGCCATTGGTAACAAGACCAATATCTAGCTTTTGTTTTTGGTCCAGGATTTTCACAATTGTGCCTAGCTCTGAAACTCTTTCTTCTATTAGGGTCATCACGTTTAATTTCCATATTAGGGTCACCAAAAGTAACCTTAACTACATTACCCTTTTCGTTATTAACATAAACAGCAAACTTTTTAGGTCCACCAGGAGTTCTAATAGGGTTATTTAATGTAACCTTTTTGCCTTGGTATTCTGACTCTGTAATCTCTTCGTGTTCGTGTTCAAATATACACTCTTCACAAGATTTATCAATGTTATCATACTCTTTTAAGGTTTTCATTATAGTTGCCCTATCATTTTAGAGACGCTTTCTCTAAGCTTCTCTTCCCATTGTTCTTTATAACGTTCCCTATATTTATCAATTGTGGACTCTGCACTTGCCCACTCTTTTACATCTTTTTCAGACGGTTGTTCCGTTTCTTTTTCTAGGAAACCTTTGATTTTTTTCTTAACAATACTCTCACCACTACCTGGTTGAGACGGTTTGTATGTAGGATTTTCATATCCTGCAAAGTCTGGTTCACCAGGAGTTATAGTTGATGTATGTTTAGCATAGTCTTGACCTATGTCTGTGCTTTCTTTGACTTTAGATAACAAGTCTTGACGTAATTCTCCAAACATTTTTTTGTATTTCTGTGTATGTTTAGATGGTCTTGTTTTAGCTGTCTTATCTCCAGGTGCTGGAGTGTTGTCATTTTTGGTTGTGTCTTTGTTCTTAAAATGGCTAGCTCGTTTGTCTTTAACATCTTTTTTCAATCCACTATAATACTTTTTAGGTTGTGTGCCTTTTTTATCTTTCACGTCTTTATCTTGAGCAAGTTTATCAGTATGTGCCTTTGAGGCCTCTGATACTGCTTCAAATCCATAGTCAACGTCTAGGTTAAATTCCCTCACGTTTACCTCTCTATCTGCCGATATTGGTACACAGTCCCATATCCAAGCTTTGTGTAAATTATTATTGTTATCTTCTATTACAATGTAATTAGTACCTTTTCTTTTTATAATACCTTCTACATCTTCTCTAACATAAGAAGCTTTATCACCAATATTAAATATCATTTCTCTAATATATAAATCTCTAATTTGTTGGTGTTCAAAATCTTTAAATGGTACAACTTCTCTAGTCTCACCTGTGTATTGAGCAGCTAAGTTCATACCTTTTCTAACGTCTTTCATTATACTTTGAGCGTCAACACCACTAGGTAATCCTTTTTTAAAACTTGCAAGGTCACCTTTTGAAGCTGCGTCTCTCATCTTACTTGCTGACATACCTGATACATTGTCGGCATCGGGGTCTCTTTCACCAGCAGATACAACTTTTATATTCTCAAAGTCATACAATCCGTGTCTTGATTTTACACCATTGTACTTCTTTAAAATTGTATCAAATTCTCTTACTCTATCACTACCTGCAACCATAGACACATCTGTATAACCTTTATTGTGTAATAAGGTAGCAATGTCTAAAACCATATTAGTAGTATTAATTTCTATATTTCGTGAATGTCTAGGAAACATTTTCTTCATTATGTCTAGTTTTTTTCTAGGCGTTAATGGATTCTTTTTAGGATCCTGACTTCTACTTAAATAAATTTTGTAATCATTTGTTGATAAACTTGAAACTTTGTTAATAAGTTTTTCGTGACCTACTGTTGGTGGATTAAATCTACCAAAGGCAAATGCAATAGATTTACCAGTTGCTTCTTTTAGACTATCAATCTCTGCGTCTGTTACCTCACCATCATCTAAAATCTTTTTACATTTCTTGTAGAAGTTTAGATAGTGATATTTTTCTAACATCTTATAGATAACATTTTTTGGTAATCTGTTTTTAATACCATACTTTTGTATTTGGTCTGGTGTCATATCGGTATCAAAGGCAGCTCTTCTATCTGTGTCAAGGCCATCACCTATTTTAACAATGTCTTTAATACTATCTTCTATCTCTTCTAACTTATCATTAATTCTATCTTGTAAGTTTAGAATATCATTTGGTTGTAATTCTTTTAGTTCATCATAATCAATGATGTCTCTTTTTAGTTCACCCCTAATAACATCTATCTCTTGTACTTTTTTATCAAAGTCTTTGATATATAAAAAATCATCAAACTTAAAATCTTCTGGTCTTTTTATAAACCTGTTAGTTTTAATATCAAATACTGCGTCTGCTTTTTTATTCTGGTCATTATAAGTTTCTTTATCTGTAATAAAATAATAATTAATTGGGTGTTCAGAACCAGGTATTAATTTACCTTGAATATTATCTGGATTACTAGCAGACAAATACTTTTTAGATAATCTTGTTCTTTCTTCTTCTTGTTTATCAGTAGGCACATCAAATAAAACATTGATATCCAAGTCTGCGTCATTTCTATATCTCTTTGTAAGAATAGAACCAATCAATGAAATTTTTAGTATAGGGTATTCAGATTCAAACTCTTTCAATTGAGTTTCAATTTGTTTTATTACACTAGGTTTGATTACCGGATTAGAAGTATCTGCTTCATCAAATACTTTAGGTGCATAAGTTCTTCTTGGTATATCAATGATACTTTCTTGAAATGATTTTCTCATTTTAATATGAGGATAAATTTGCTCTGCAAGTTTTTGACCTGATTTATGGTCAGATTTATAATGCCAACCTGCATAAACTCTACCCTCACCACACTCATCAGCCGCTTCCATAATTCCTTTTTTATGTTCAGGATATTGTTCAGAATAATATTCTGCAATTAGTCTTGATTGTAAACTATGACCAGAAGGATATGCTGGTGACTTCATACTATTACTATTCAAAGGCATATGGTCAAAGTCCATTTTCATAGCTTCAGCTAATTGATATGGTCTAGGTCTTTCAAATTTATTTTTATAATGTCTTACAATACTAGAACCTATTTCTGCAATTTTATCACAGTCTTTTTCATTAAATTCTAATTTGTTTTCTTTTAAATATTCTTTGATTGCAAAACCAACTTCATTATCGTGGTCGTTAACACTCTTCTCTATTTCAGGTGTTCTATTCTTAAACATAGATTGCAATTCTTTTATTTCGTCATAAGTAGCATTACTACCATTTGATGGTGGTTTTGTAATAGATAATTTTTCAAGGTCCCCATTAAAATTTTTAATAGGTTTTTCATCTATTTTTGCGTGTTTTAATCCGTCTATGTCTATGAAGTCTTTAAATTTCATCTTCTTCTTAATTTTCTCTCTGTTGCCATCCACCTTTTTGCTGTGTATGACTTAATTTTATTTGTTAACAATCTTCTAACCGACTTATTAACTTTACCCATTACTACTGTTGTAAGTTCTTTATCATCTTTACTGTTATCAATGATAATCATATTACCTATACCAAATAAATTTTGAAATTTACCAATATTAGATTGTACACCAATCCAGGATTTTCTTGTAATATATTCTGGCACACTTCTTTCTCTTTTTGCGTTTCTTTCTAATGCAACTTCTAAACTTGTGTTAACAAAAATCATATAACAATCATAACCTAATTGTTTTAACTCTACAACTTGACCTTTAATTTTATCATAGTCTCTACCAGTACCATCAATAACCATACCTAATCTGCCTTTGATTGATAAGTCCATTACACTACCTGTCGTTGCCTTTGCTCTTGCTCTAACAATATCTCTAGCCTCTGCTTCATCTTCAGGCATTTTAAGAGATAGATTATTTTTCTTTAATGCTTTTTCAAAAGCATTGTCGCTATTAATCATTCTCAAACCTGTACCACCGAATGAGCTTTGTGTGACAAATGTTTTACCAGAACCTGGACCACCTGCAAGGAAAAATGCCTTAAAGATATTGGGGTCATATAAACCCTCTTGTAAGTCTTGGTATCTTATGTCGTTAAATGATTTCATTGTTCTATTCTTTTTATAATTTTGTTTGCGATAACTTCAGGTTCAGCACCCTCAGCCTTTATATTTATTAATTGGTCATTGTAGTGTTTGATAACAGGACCAACTTGTTTTTCGTGTTCTTTTAATCTTTGTTTAATTGTTTCTGGTTTATCATCTGCTCTGCCTCTAGCAGTCAACCTTTTAATAACTTCTTCCTCTGATACTTGTAAGTTAATAATAAAGTTATGTTCTATATTGTTTTTGTCCATTGCTTCGACTTGTTCCATATTTCTAGGGAAACCATCAAATACATAACCATTTTTTGCGTCTGGTTTTTTAAGTCTATCAATTACCTCACGCATTACAATTTCTGTTGGTGCAAATTTACCTTGGTCTAATAATTCTTTTACTTTCTTTCCGTCTGGTGTATCTTTCTTTGCCAATGCTCTCATCATATCACCAGTATAAATGTGTGGAATATCAAAATGCTTTGTAATATATTTTGAATATGTGGATTTACCTGAGCCTGGTCCACCAATCATAATAATTTGCCAAGGACCACCTTTTACTTCTCTTATAAATCTTTCAAAAAATTTCATTTATTACCACCCTTTAGGCATTGTAAAGTTTTGCCTACTAAATTCTAATCTATCTACGAGTTTAACTGCACCTGCAACTCTATCAACAGCAACATAACCCTCTGGTGCTGTCACTTTATATCCATTTGGTGTTCGTAAGAAGTGGCCAATGCTTTGTATCTGATTCATTTTTCTTAACAAAGTATTCTTCGCATTTGCTAATGTAATATGACTTGCGATTGCAAAATACAATGCTGTTCTATTTCTGTTTAAGAAAATCAGGCCTTCTTTTTTTGCTTTAATATATGGTGCCTTACCCTTTTCAGTTTTTCTAGATTCAATTTCTTTATCCATAAGATTGTCATAATATGTTTCAAATCTTTTTTGCATATCTTTAACACCACCCATATCACCTTGTGTTGTTTTTATGAAATAATTAAAAAAGGTTTTTAGTTTATAACCGATAGATAATGTATCACTCAAAGCCGTTTTAGACATTTCATCTAAAATAGGTTTTGCTTTTGATAATGAACCTTGAGCCATTCTTATTTGTGCGTCAAAGGCATTCAAGTCTCTTTTGTTAAACATAACAGAACCAGATTTATCTGTGTACTGAGCAGACGCCAAAAATATGTTTGAACCACCACTACCTTTTACTGTACCAAATCCTGCTGATAAACTTTTCATATCTTTACCGGTGTATGCCGTGTGAAATACAATACCTATTTTAGCACGAGCAATTTTTCTACCAATATCACTATCTTTTGGTACTGCATATGTTATAGTATTAGGTGTGAACGTAATCATTGATTGGCCATCAATATTTTTAGTTTCTTTATCATCTGTAAATAACAAATCACCTTGTAAGATACCTTTAATAGGGAGTGATTTAAGGTATCTCAAAGAATACTCTAACTTTTTGGCTGCACCACCACTACCGTGGTTTCTTTTAATATCTGCTACAGTATAATTTATTTTAGGAGTTGCATTGAATACAGATTTTGTACCAATGAAAAATTTATTATTTTCTGGATTTATACCACAAATAATAGCGGGAGCACCGTCCCATTTCACAGTCATATTTACTGCACCACCAGTATTACCTGCTAGCATATCTCTGACTGTCTTTAAAAAATTGATTGCATTTTCACCACCTTTGGCACCATTATTAATGATGTCATCTTCTAGGTGTTCTAGGTGAGTGTTCTTATCCTGTGTAAAAAAGCCTTTAAAACTAAACATTTATTTCTCTCATTTCCCTTTAATTATGGGTCCATTATACTATAATTTGTGAGGTTTGGCAACCTCTCATTCAATCCATTAACAAATATATTACTATTTATTCATTTAGACCGTTATACTTCACTGCTAAATTAAAGAATTGACCTAATTTGTGTTCAACCCCTACCTTATTTGACCTTACAGCCATATTCATACTACCTAAAACCTTACTATATTGTTTGATTCTTATATCAAAGTTTTGTTTAGAAGATATTGAAACCATACCCTCTACACTTGTGGCCTGTTCTAGTAAAACACTTAATCTATTACTATCTTTTACCTCTTTATACGTATCATTTATCGCTTTAATAATTATAACTGGTACATCACTCTGTTTAAGTATTTCACTTCTACAATATTTCTTAAAGTTTTCAAAATCTTTTGTCATTGTATATAATAATTTATTTCTAATTATGGCCAAATTAGCATTATATAATCTCTCGTACTCTTGTAAATTTGTTGTTTCTAATATGTTTAATGCAGCTAAAGTTTTTTTTCTTTCAGCACCAACCTCATCATATCTTGTACTGGTAACATTAGGTATTTTAGAATAGGTATTAGTATATAAGTCTTGTCTTAATCTTTGAATTTGTGTACCACTAGGTTCAAAATGATAATATACTTTATTGACGTAAGTATTTAATAGTGGTTCTTTTGTCGATTCACCACCTGCTTTTAATGATACACCTAAAATAGATTTATCTTGAAAGAATATTGCAATATCAGCTGGTGAGTTAGAAGGTATACCTACTGGTTTTGCTCTGTATGTCCAGAATACATTTTTAATTTTTTTATTTCTATGAGTATCTTCAAGAAATTTTGTTATAGCAACTGCGTTATTCATCTTCTCTCTAAATTTAGATGACTTTGGCATATCTTCTAAAAAATCTATACCCGCTTTTCGGTCAGCTGCGTTTACATAACAAGTTTGATTTTGAGGTAATGCTAATACTTTTTCATACAACTTTTCTGGATTTCTTTCTACAATTCTATTTAAAAATGCAATGCAAGGTACTAATTCTGTAATTGTTGAATTAAGAGTGGTCTCTGTCATACCACCAGACCTAGGTTTATAACCCATTCTAACAGTAAATAAACCTAATTCAAACTCTGTAATATTCTCACTAGATAAACTAGTTTTCTTTTCTGTAAAAGTTATCTTTTTACTTTTAAGAAAGTTTTGTACATTACGTCTTGCGTCTGTTCTATTAGAAGCACGAACATAATATACTAAAATTTTACTAGATGATTTTTTAGGTTGATAATCAAGTTGGCCTCCAGCCTTCGCTGTTGCCTGCTCAATCAATAGTTTATGTTCTCTTATTAGCATTTAATACTCCTTTTACTATTTAGGAGTATTATTACACTGCTATTTTATGATTGTCAACCTAGTTTTTTATGAAACTTTAGACATAAGAATGATGGTATGCCACCACTAACTGACCATACTTGGTGCTCGTTTTGGAAATCACACAAGGCCTGAGCGTCTTCTTCAAAAAAACATTCTTTAATAATAGACATAGTAGGATTTTCTATAACCTGCCAGATTACTTTTCTACCTCTTTTAATTAACTTCTTTGTGTATTCCAACTTCAACTTGCCACCTCCGGGTCTCTTATCGCCTTTATGAAATCTTACTTGTTGTTTTTTCTTTGGCATATTATACTTTAAAATCACTAAACTTATCGTAAGCGACTTCTTTGGTTTCTACTTTTTGTTGATTACTGTCAACGATATTTTGTGCTGATTGGCCAACGTCATATAACCTCATCTTGGCTCTATCTACACCTATAATAAATGACCTGTTGACGCTTGGGTCATTGTATCTATTTTTAAGTTGTTTAACTTTCATTTGACCTAGTTGTTCTAGTTCTTCATTACTAATCAAAGCAAACATAAAGTCTGCTGTTGCTGGTAGACCAAAAGATTCAGACGTGTCTTCTAGTCCAATATCACTTGAAGTGAAACCTGTTCTAGTTGTTTGTGTTGCACTAAAGATTGGTACATTAAATTCTACTGCAAGACCTCTTAACTCTTCAGCAATTGCCTTAATATAAAAATAAGAACCTACATTACCACCTTTAAATCTACTTGAAGCACAAATGTTTAGATAATCAATGAAGATAACATCTGGTTTAAATGATTTCTTTAGTGATAGTTCATCTATTAATGCTTTGAAATGTCCACTATGAGCAGAGGCAGTTGGATATTCTTTGATAATAAGTTTACCATAAGTCTTGTCTGATATTTTTTTCATCTTGTTATCATACAAATCTTTAGGCATAACGTGTAGGTCATCCATAGAAACGTCTAACAAGTTAGCGTCTATTCTTTCTGCAATTCTTTCCTCTGCCATTTCTAATGTGATGTATAAAACACTTTGACCCTCTGTTAAGAAGTTAGAAGCCATATGACACATAAACAATGATTTACCAACACCTGTACCTGCTAATGCAATATTCAATGTCTTAGCTGGAACACCACCTTTGGTAATTCTATTCATATATTCTAAATCAAATTTAAATCTTTTCTCTTTTGTATGGTACCAATCATATCTTTTTTCTGCGTCTTCAATGTAATCGTGTCCAACGTGATTGTCAAATGAAACTGCTAAGGCGTCTGATAGAATACTAGGTATTGCCTCTGGTGTTTGTTTCTTATCTTTGCCATCAAGAATTTTAATACCACTTAATACTGCATTATGAACAGCACGGTCTTTACACCACTTTTCAGTAGTATCTAATAGCCATTGTTCATCTGTTTCTTTATTATCAACTGCGCTTATATATTCTTTTATCTTTGTATGTTCAGTATCATTAATATCTTTTCTATTATTTACTTCAATTAGAATTGAATCTTTTGTAGGTATATTATTGTACTTTGTAATAAAATCAAATACTGTATTAAAGATTATCTGTTCACTTCTTTCAACAAAGTAATCTTCTTTTAGAAAAGGCAAAACCTTTCTAGCATAATCTTATTTGTAAAACAGATTACTTAATATCGTATATTCAATTCTATCACTTAGCATTTATAATGTCGCCTCTCTCTAGTTGGTCTTCTAATATCTCTAATAAAATATCACCAATATAATCTATAAACTCTTTATTGTCAAGTAGGATAAGTTCGTTGGGATTTTTTCTAACGGTGTAATCAAACTTCATAGGCAGTTTACCATCAGATTGTTTCTCTGATTCTGGTGCAAACGCAACTCTACCATAATGGTAAATTACATCTTTGAATTTACCCTCTGTGATTTTGACACAAGAATGTTCTTCGCCCTCTTTTTGAGCAAAGACATATCTTTTAGTCTTCGTCTTGTCCGTATGTAAATTTTCTTTTTGTGTAGTCATCAATCTTATCTAATACTTCCTTTGTAAAATACTTCTCTGGATTTTCGTTGATAGTTTTACCAAATACTTTTGTACCATCTTCCATTTCAAACCTTGTAGATACTTTCTTAAACACACCAGACTCTTCACCTAGCTCTAACAGGCCATAATGCCTATCAAGTCCTGTTTTGTATGTTAACTTAACATCAATCATTGCATTTTCTTTTGTCAATCTTGACTTATAATTTTTACAATGAATAATATTACCAACTACTTCGGTACCTTCTTTATCTTTTCTTTTACTTAAATATATAATTGATGAAGCGGCGTACTTCAAACCTGAACCACCACCCATTTCTTTTTGTGGGAACATAGAACCAATAACATCATATGTATGGTTGGTCATAATCATTGGAATGCCAGCCTTAC